TTTTTCTATCTTTTTTTCTCTTTTTTTTTTCTATCTACTTTTCTCTTTTTTTTTCTATCTACTTTTCTCTTTTTTTTTCTACACAACATTTTGATTTTTTTGATAATTTTCATTTAAATAGTTTTTTATAACTTTTATTGTATCATTATAATTTCTTAAATATGACACATTTTTATCTATAAACAATGTATCACAAATAATTTTATAATTTACTCTCATTTGATCCTGGATTTCTTCAGATATTTTAGATAACTTTTCTCCAACATCCTTTAATTTGTCAGTTGACATTTCATCAGAATACAAACTACCAATAAACTGAGCATAATTATAATTATGATTTAACATAATATTACCAAATATTAATGATGCCTTTGTTAACTCATGAATATCAGACATGTGTTTACTATATGCTTGTTTTGCATGAGATTCATAATTTTCTAAATGTTGAACAACAGTGCTTAAGTCATCGACATCTTTGTGTAAATCATCATTTGTTAAAATCAAATCTGAATTCTCATTTTTTAAATTCTCACATTCATTTATTAAACTATTTAATTCATTATTTACAATGTCATTTTCAATATTTAATTTAATAATACTTTCTTTTAGTTTTGTATTTTCATTTTTTAATTCAAATATCTCATAATTTTTTTTTAATTCATTAAACTGATAACGTTTATTTAATTCTGCCATTTCATAATTTTTTTCAATCAATTGTTTTTTCATTTGATAATAAAGATAATTTGAATCTTTGTATATATGATTGAACTTATCATAACAATCTTCTGCAGACATTGGTGCTAAATTGGCATTAATACGCCATTCATCACCATTTTCTTCCATTTTAAATACAAAAGATATCGGATAATTTGTTTCCGATTTTTTTATTGTTCCATCATCTTCAAATAATGTTTTGAATAAATCATGAGACATGTTTACTTTATCAAAATAAACATATACTGTTTTTTTATTTGGCGTTTTTACCGCCTTAATTAATCCTTTTTTGTTACTATGATCAGAATTTATTGTTGCCGGAGCAAAATCTATTCTAGATACAACAGAATAACAAGATTTTTCAAAATACTTTTCAATATCATTATATGATACATTATAATTAACTGTAACTATTTTAACTGAATATTTTGACATTTTTATTTTATTTAATTAATTATAAAAAAATTAATCAATTTTTTAATAATAATCGCTATTTAAATATATGAAAATACCAAAAAAATATATACCAAGTATTTTATCTGATAATGATAAAATAAAACAAAAAAAAAATATTATTAAAACAAGAAAATATTATAAAAAAAATATATATGTAAATAGACCTTTTTTAAAATCATTCAAAAGTAAAAAATCAAATCATATTGTCAATGCCATTAAACAATATTCAGTAAAAAAAATTATACCCAATAAAGAATTGAGTAAAAAAACAAAATGTTCGATTAATTCATTGAAAAAAATTGTTAATAAAGGAGAAGGAGCATATTATTCGTCTGGTAGTCGACCTAATCAAACTGCAAAAAGTTGGGGATTAGCCAGATTAGCCAGTGCAATAACACACGGAAAAGCATCAAGAATTGATAAAGATATATTAATCAAAGGTTGTTCAAAAAATAGCCCTGTTTTTCCAATATATTAAAATATATTAAATATATAAATGACATCTTTTGTATTGAAAAATATTTATAGTAATAATTTAACAAACACCATAATTTCATCGCAATTTTATTTAGGTAGAGGAATTAAAGGTATTATGCCAAATCCTACTGAAAAACATGAAAATGATGACGAATTTGCAAAAATACGATACACATTAAAAAATGCGTGGAATACTACTTATATTTCTCAATTAAAAGGAAAAAAACCGGCAAATACTCCATTTAGAGTTGTAAATAATTCTGGCGACTTATTATCCAGAGAAAACTATTCCTGTGGTGGACCATGTCAGACATTTCAAAGTAGACCGGGCGTATACGGATTACGAGGACATTTTGGTGCCATACAAAATTTATGTGATGGAACAAATATTCCACCAGCCAGTTGTAATGTCAAATATGTAGCAGACTCATCTGACTATATACGTTTTAAAAAAAATCAAGCAGTTAATCGAAATTTCAATGATCGATCCTTTGGTGGTGACGATTATTCGTCTTCTCAGTCTGCTTATAGGGCAATTAGACGTTATTAATCTCATTTTTATTTTCATAGAAAAATAAATGGTTCGCTATTTATCATACGTTTAAAATCTGAATATTCATATGTCTCAAATAAATTATCAGATGTTTCCCAAGTTATTATATATTTTTCATTTTCATATTCTATTTTTGCATACTTTATATTTTTATTTTTAATTATGATTTTTCCTTTTTTTTTTAATATCATATAAAGTTTTAATAAATAATTTCGCATTTCTTTATTATAAAAAATAAAATAATAATCAATTTTTTATTATTTATCGGTATTTTTATAATTTTTCAATGAATTCTTTAAATTCCTTTTTTTTATTTTTAATGTTTTTCATATTTTCAAACAACTCTTTCAAAGTATTGTATGATTTATTAAAATCATCCGTCGAAATAGTATATTTTTTATTTTTACAAGATATTTTAATATTCAAACACAATAAATCCTTAGAGTTTTTGTGAAAATAGTTTTCAATTATTTTCAAGTCATTATCATTTACATTATTTTTTAACAACCTATTAATTGAATTTATTGAATCTAAATATTCATTAAAACAATTATTATTTTTGTAATCATTATATAAAATTTTTATATTCTTATAATATCTATGTGTTATCATTTCTATTACTAGACCTGTTCGTGGATCTATTTTATATAAAAATGCGATATATTCATCAGTATATGTTGCTTTAACAATTTTAACCTTATTATAATTTGTTATTTTTTTACCAATTTCATTACCATCTTGTAAATATTTTTCAAATTTTTTTATGTCATTCAATTCATCATTTAATAACATTGATTCATCATCCAACAACTTTGTTTTTGTTTGTTTATTTCCCATTATTTTTTTTATTTTATTTTAAAAAAAATAAATCCATTTTTTACAAAATATTTTACGAATAAATTTTATAATGTGGTGAATCATAACATTGACAAATCATTTTTATTATACGACAATTATTTTCAAAATTTATCAAATATTCTGCCAATGTTTCTAAATCATTAATTTTTTTGAAATATATTTCTTTGCCATCATTTGAATAACCGCCGATGTTTGCATATATTTTATAGTTATAATATGTATTATTTTTTTCTTTTTTTGTAATTATTATTTTATACTTTTCTCCACGATTTGTTTTATTAAAACAACATATTTTATTTGTTTCAAAATAATTATTTAGACAAATAATTGTATCAATCAACTCATTATCCACCTCTTTATTCATTTTTTTATTTTCAAATTAATAAAAAAATAAATCATTTTTTTATTTTTTTACGAGTTATTTTTTACAACATATTTTGAATATGTTTTAGTTCATCAATATCTGACTTTAATTCAATTTCGTATTTTAATGTTTCATAACTACTAAAACATGAATAATATCCCATATTAAATCTTGTAATAACATATTTTTTTTCAAAATTTTTTGAAAAATGAGCTAATTCATCTAAATCATAAAAAATTTTTGAAAATATTTTAATATATTTATAATCACTCATTGAATATTTATCCGCATATATTTTATACAAGTAATATTTTTTAAATATTCCTTTTTTTTCAATCCGTATAAAATATAAATTTTTATTTATATGTTTTTCAATATATAAAGTTTTATTATTATTAAAATAATTTTTTAAACATAAAATGTCATATTCATTTGTTGTATCCATTTTTTTATTTTAATTCTTTATAAAAAAAATAAATCAATTTTTTTATAATGTTTTTTTAATAGTTTCAAAATCATCATTTTCCGATATTGTTTTTATTACATATTTTAATTTATCATAATCACCAAAACAAGATACATTTCCAGAATTAAATGAAGTAATTATATAATTATTTTCAAAATTTTTTGAATAATTCATCAACTCTGATAAATAATAAAATTTTTTGGACAATATTTTTAAATTTTTACAATATATATTATAATCTTCTGAATATCTGTTTGCATATATTTTATACACATAATATGTTTTGAATAATCCTTTTTTTATAATTTTTATTTTTTATTTTTTTTTATTGATTGTTTTTTCAATACATAATATTTTATTTTTTTTTAAATAAATTTCCAATACATTAACATTTATAAATTCCGTTAGTTCACTCATATTTTTTTTTTAATTAACAAAAAAAATAAATCAATTTTTTTATTTTTTATTTAATTTTTCTTTAATTATTTTGGCAACTATTTCTTCACTTTTTTTAAGATCAATTATATCATTATACTCATTTATTGATATTATACCACCATTATAATACACAAATCTTTTTTCAAAATTGTCAATATCATCAAATAAATTGTTCAAGTAATTACCATAATCTTTTAATAATTTGCCATTATAAAATAATTTATAAATTTCTTTATTATGTCTACAACAATATATTATTTTAAATTCCAAATCAATACCATAATATCTCCAATTAAATTTAAAAGGAATGTTATTTCTAAGACATCTACTAATGTGATCTATATCATCTTTTGTTATTTTTTCTGTATCAATATCATCTTTTATTTCAGTTGCAATTACTGGTTGATTTTTTGAATTATTGCTTCCCATTTTTTATCGGATAAATACAAAAAAATAAATCAATTTTTTTTATTTTTTATTTAATTTTTCTTTAATTATTTTGGCAACTATTTCTTTACTTTTTTTAAGATCAATTATACAATTATGTTTATATATTGATATTATACCACCATTATAATACACAAATCTTTTTTCAAAATTGTCAATATCATCAAATAAATTGTTCAAGTGATTACCATATTCTTTTAATAATATGCCATTATAATATAATTTATAGTCATCTAGATATATTTTAAAAGAACTATTATATTCACAATAATATATTATTTCAAATTCCAAATCAATACCAAAATATCTCCGATTAAATTTAAAGGGAGTATCACTGTCATTTCTAAGACATTTACTAATGTGATCTATATCATCTTTTGTTATTTTTTCTGTATCAATACCGTCTTTTATTTCAGTTGCAATTATTGGTCGATTTTTTGTCTCAGTTGCAATTACTGGTTGATATTTTGAATTATTGCTTCCCATTTTTAGTAAAATAAAAAGAAAAAAATAAATCAATTTTTTTAATTTTTGATAAATTTTCCACAAAGTTTTTCTTCAATTATTTTGGCAACTTTGTCTTCATTTTGTTTAATTTCAATAATTTTATTATATTTTAATTTAGTTATTACCTTGTTTTCATAATATATAAAATAATTCTCAAAATCATAAATTTCATTTAATAAAGTTTTCAAATCATTATATATAACCATGTCATTGTCAATAAATAATTTATAATTATTGGTATGGAATTTACAATCTGATATACTAAATTCAATATTAATTCCAAAATGTTCCCGATGAAATTTAATTGTTTTTTTATCTTTGACAATATAATTATAAATTTCGTCAATGTCTTTTTGTGTAATACAATTTTCCATTGTTTTATAAAGATAAAATGAAAAAAAATAAATCAATTTTTTATAAATTTTTAATAATTTCTTTGACATCATTTGCATTTTTTGTTGCAATTTCTTTATATTTTAATTGATATTCATATTCTATTTTGTCTATTATTTCATCATTATAATATACAAATATGTTTTCAAAATTATTAATATCGTTAAATATTTGTTTCACATTGTTATAATGTTTTAATACTTTATATTTATAAAATATTTTATTTTCTAAATACAGTAACTTATAATTGTTGTTATTTAGAAATGAATGTGTTATACGAAACGTAAAATTTATATTAAAATATGTTTTATTAAATTCAAATGGAGGAAAATTTGTCGAACTTTGACAATAAGAGTCATAAATATATTTTTCAATTTGTATTATTTGTTTTGATGTCAAAACAATTTTTTTGTTTTCTGTTGTTTCAGATTTAATAACAATAACTGGATTATATATTATTCTTTGTGATTTTGTAGAACGATTTCCCATTTTTTATAAAATAAAAACAAAAAAATAAATCAATTTTTTCAAGTATTATTCAGTCTTTTAATAATATCTTTTACATCATTTGCATTTTTGTCTGAAAAATCTTTGTAATGTAAATAGTATACATAATCTTCATATTGTTTTTTTATCATTATTTCATCATTATAAAATACAAATAGGTTTTCAAAATTATTAATATCATCAAATAACATTTTTACATTGTCAAATGATTTTAGAATATTATATCTATTATTGTATAAATAATATAAATTAAATTTTTTGTTAATTCCACAAGTTATACAAAATTTAAAATTTATATTAAAATATGTCCTATTTAATATAAATGGATCATAATTATAATTATGATAATAAGAGTCATAAAGATATCTTTCAATTTGATTTATTTCATTTTGTGTTAAAATAATTTTACCAGTGACCGAATTTGAATCATCCATTTTTTTTATTTATTATTTAATAAAAAAATAAATCAATTTTTTATTATTTTTTACAGAGTCTTTTAACAATTTCTTTAACATCATCTGCATTTTTTTTAATCATATTTTCATCATTTAATTCAATCATAATGGCATCATATTCTGATTTTGTTATTACAGTATTATTATAATATACAAATATATTTTCAAAAGTATTTACCTCGTTAAATAACTCTGTCAAATTATTATAAAGCATTAATTTATTATTATTAAAATATAATACATAATTTTTATCCTTTGTATAAGCATATTCGATTGAAAATGTTAAATTATTTCCCATATATGATTTAGTAAATTGAAAAGGTTCATAATTTTCTAAAATGTCATCATAAAAATCATAATCATAAATATATTTTCCTATTTTATTTAATTCATCTTCTGTTAAAATAATTTGTTCATTTATTGTTTCGTCCATGATTTATTTTTTGGTTAATAAAAAAATAAATCAATTTTTTATTATTTTTTACAAAGTCTTTCAATAATTTCTATAACATCATCTGCATTTTTTTTAATTCTATTTTTTTTATTTATTTCAAGTATAATGGCATCATATTGTGATTTTGTTATTACAGTATTATTACAATATACAAAATTTTCAAAAGTATTAACTTCGTTAAATAACTCTGTCAAATCATCATACTCTTTTAAAAATATAATATAATTATCATTAGAAAAATGTAACGAATAATGTTTTTTATCATAACATTTTAAAATCGAAAAATTTAATTTAATTCCGTTATATAATTTAATAAATTGAAAAGGTTTATAATTTTCTCCTAAAATATAATTATTCTCAATACGGTCATAAATATATTTACCTATTTTATTTATTTCGTCTTCTGTTAAAATAATTTGTTCATTTATTGTTTCGTCCTCGTCCTCGTCCATGATTTATTTTTTGGTTAATAAAAAAATAAATCAATTTTTTGGTATTATTAATAAGTTTTTCCGAATCTTTGTAAAAAATCTTTAATATTTTGTGAATATTTTACGATTAATTGTCTATTTTCAATATCATTATATAAATTATGAAAATTGTCAGGAATGGATCTGAATCCGGAACCATCATCGGCAGGTAATAATTGTTTTCTTTTTTTATAGGATTCTTCAGATTGAAAAACATAATGTGCAATATATGCTGGAGATTTAATAAAGGGTAATGGAATATTATTAAAAGCAAAATTAGATGTATTATGATGAATTCCGCCGGAACAAACATCAAATCTACGATAATCATTATTAATAATATAAAAATGTGGATTAATAATATTTACGACTTTTGAAGGTTTAACAAAAGATTTGACATGTTGATTTAATTTTAATTCAGATTTAGTATATGAATCAATAATTAATCCTTCATGTTGATTAATTAAATTATTTGAACCAAACATTAACCAATTAATACATAAATGATCAGCCCCTTTTTGATCAAACAATTGCAACATTTCTTTAACATTTGAAAAAGAATTTAAAACTAAAAATTCATCAGCATCTAAATAAATCATCCAATCTGCATTTAATGAAATTGCATGATTAACCGCACTTTTCATTAATTTAATTTTAATATTACCATCTCCATCAACTCTAAGAATTTTTACTTTTGGAGAAAATGGTCGTAAATAATCTATAATTGGTTGGTCAGATTTATGGTCAAAAATAAAAATGCCATTAAATCCCAACAATAAATGATGTGCACACCATTCGGCAATGTTGCGTTCATTACGTGCATTTGTATATAATAAAACACGCATATAATTTATATTATTTTTTTATATTTTCATCTTTTTTTTTTCTGGTTTTATTTTTATTATCAGGGTCAGATTCAATTCTTTTTTTGGACAATAAATTTTTTGAATTCATATCTTTTTCAATTTCTTTATAATTTTCCCTCAAATATTTATCAATTTCGTCTTCCAATATCCATTTAAAAAAATTTAATTGTCCCAATGTTGTTTCAAAATATATATTATCCTTATAATGAAACTTTATTCTTACATGACGACAAAAGGGGTCAAACAATTGTTTGCTATATGACTTTAATTTATTTTTATATTCATCATAAATAACTACACGTTTAGTTCCGTTTATGGTATTGATATTGTATGATATTTTATTATTTTTTGAAAAATTGGTAACACACCAATCAATTAATCGTAAAGATATACCGTAATGATTGGTAATATATCTAAACATTTCTTCTTTTTTATCAGAATCTTTATAATAATCCTCTAATTTAACCAATAATATTTCATTACGAGATTCAATTTTACTCATATTTTTATAGTATAAAATACTTTTAACTTTTTTAACGAATTTAATTTTTATTATTTCTAAATGATTGTAAAATAAAAACAAGAATGATTAAAATTGCAAAAATAAATAAAAAAATAAAGAAAAAAATGCAAATTATGATGTAAATATATGGATATGTTTTTGTAAAAATAACCTCAAATAATGGTTCCATAAAGGATTTAATAAACACTTTATTATCGATAAAGGATAATAATTTTTCTTTTGAATCCATTGTATATATATTTAGTCGATTAATTCCAAGTCAGAAAGACGCCAATATTCGCATCCTCCATTTGGTAATGGACGTTTTATAGTAAATGGAATTAATTTTTGATCTAATTCCATTTTAGCAATAATTGCGCCATCAATAATATTATCTGGAACTTTTAAATAAGGATTCGACCCATTATTAATTTGTTTTGCACGTTGTCCAATAATTTTTGCTTTTTCATATTTTGTTAAAAATGGTGCAGTTTTATGAAACTTATCAATAATAATATTATCACTATTTCTTGTGATTTTACAAAGATTATTTGTTTCATCATTATTTATTATTAATAATTCTGGATGATGTTCTTGAATATAATCTGACCTATTTATATTTTCCAATTTTTTAAATTTTGAATCATCATAATGATAATCATTATAATCTTCTTCATAAATTGTTGAATTATTATTTTTTTTTATTGTTTTGGATGATAAATTATCTTCGTCGACAGAAGATATATCATCATCTTCATCAAAGTTTTCATCGTCAGAATCGTCATCGTCATTATTGGAATCATAATATTCTTCTTCACTGGAAGAAGAATTATTACTTGAGACTGAATCTTCTTCGTTTTCTTCTTCGTCAAAATAACTATTCATATTATATTTGTTTATATATTATTTTTAATTTCCATTTTTTGTTGCGCGTGTAATAAAATTTAAAATATTTTTATGATATTATAATGAGAGTATTATTTTACAGTAATAAAACAAAAGAATGTAACAATATACTTATATTTATAAAAAAAAATATGTTGGATGATGATATTCAATTTATATCAATTGATAATAGGTTTAAAGATGACAATGGAAATATTAAATGTCTTTTACCAAACAATTCAATTATTCAATTTCCGCCGGATATTAAACATGTTCCGACATTACAAATATTTTCTGCAAATAATAAATATGAATTAATCGAAGGTGAGCCAAATATTAAGGAATATTTCAGTTTACAATTAAATAAGAATATTATAAAAGCAACAAAATCAAATATGGAGCCAATGTCTTATAATTCATTCATGTCGAATCAATTTAGTTTAATTAATCAAGATTTATCGAATAATTTATCAATTCAATATGATTCATTATCAAATCAGTATGATATATATGATGTGAATAAAAATAAGGTATCAGATAATATTGGATCTGATGAAATGATGAAAAGGACTGAAAAAATGAATGAAGAAAGAAGAAGAGATATTGATATTTTATTTGGAAAAAAGCCAGAAAATATTGATTTTTCGTATAAATAAAAACATTCGTAAAAAATAGGTTAAATATATTAAAATAAAAATATATATTAATGTCAGAAACAAAAAAAACGATTTTAAAATTATTTCATGAACAATTTTACGATTTTATTTTGGACATGCAAAAAATATTTCCGGAAGAAAAGACGATTAATGTGTTGAAAAATTCGTTTACGTTATTAAAAAATATGAATCCGGTATTGATAATAAAGGTATGGAATGAAAAGGTTGTATCAAAATATAAAAATGAGATATTAAGTGGAAATATTGAATATTTTTTAGAAAAGGATTATTCGGATGATTTAAATGCGGTTGATGAATATAAAAATATGGCAAATGGTTCATTGGATAAGAATAATATAAATAATTTCATAGAAAATTTGAAACCAAAAATAAAAATTATGAGTAATGAAAATAAACAAAAGACAATAAAATATTTGCAAAATTTGGTTGAATTATCTATTTTTTATGAGAATAATATATGAAGGATGAAATATATTGTAAAAAGGGTAAAAAATTGGAAGAATGTGAGATGGATATATTAAAAAGTGCGGTAAAAAAAAATGAAAATTTACATGGACAAGATATTGTGAATTCACCAGAGATACAAGATATAATTGACATTTTGGAAAATTTCATAAAAAGAAAAGGATTAATATGTTATGGTGGAACTGCTATAAATAATATTTTACCTAAAAAAGAACAATTTTATGATAAATCTTTTCAATTGCCAGATTATGATGTATTTTCGATGAATGCGTTGAATGATGCAAAAGAATTGGCAAATATATATTATCATAAGGGTTATGAAACTGAGGCAAAATCTGGAGTTCATCATGGAACATATAAAGTGTATGTAAATTTTATTGCGATAGCGGATATTACTTTTTTAACAAAAGAGATATTTTTGTGTTTAAAAAAGGAAAGTATTCATATATTTGGTATTCAATATGCGCCTGCGAATTATTTAAGAATGGGAATGTATTTAGAATTATCAAGACCATTGGGGGATATATCAAGATGGGAGAAAGTATTAAAAAGGTTAACTATTTTAAATAAGACATATCCGATGAATACAAAAAATTGTTTGTATAATTTAAGAAATAATAAGATAAAGGATAAAATATTGAGTGATAAAATATATGATGTATTATTGGAATCATTTATTGAATTAGATTGTGTTTTTTTTGGTGGATTTGCGATATCGGTATATTCTGAATATATGCCAAAAGATTTAAAAAAAATAATTTCTGAAAAAATACCAGATTTTTATGTATTAACGACAAATTTGAATGATGTTGTTGAAAAAACAAAAATAAGGTTGGAGGAGAATAAAATTAAAAATATTGAAATTATTAAACATCCGTCAGTTGGGGAAATAATTAGTCAACATTATCAAATAAAAATAAATGGAACAAGTGTAGCATTATTATTTACTCCTTTGGAATGTTATAATTATAATGAAATAGAAAAAGACGGTAATAAAATAAAAATTGCGACAATAGATACAATGATGACATATTATTTATGTTTTCTTTATATTGATAGAAAATATTTTTTAAATTCATCAGACAAAATAGTATGTATGTCATCTTTTTTATTTGGTGTTCAAGTTGAAAATAGGTTGAAACAAAAAGGAGTATTGAAAAGATTTATATTTAGTTGTATAGGAAAGCCACATACAAAAGAGGAAATTCAGAAAATAAAAATGGAAAAATATAATGAATTAAAGAATAAAAAGGATACAAAAGAATATGAAGAATGGTTTTTAAATTATAGGCCATTTGAAGAAAAAAATAAAAAAAAATTTACAAGAAAAAGAAAATATCCAATGAATAAAAAAAAATGGTTAATTAATTATTTATCAAGAAGAAGAAAATAACCGACATTAAATATATGAATAAAAAATTTGTTTACAATTATTTTGATGCATTGTCAATTGGTAAAGAATATTTGCATCAAAATATATTTCAAGATAAAAATAATGTCTTGAATAAAAATTATATTTTACCTTTTGAATTAAAAAATGGACCTTGGGATATTAATATTGATTCTTTAAAATTAACTCTTGATTATATTTTTAATCATTTGCATCATAATTGTTATATGGTATGTGTTTATAATAATAATATAAAAATGTGTAAATTACAAAATATGACAACTGCTCCAATTTTAAAGCCAATATTGGGTCAACAATTAAAGGAATTAAAAAATAATGATAAAATAACAAATTATCAAAAAAAATACATATCTGACTTTATTAAAAATAATCAAATAAGAATAATGCAGTGTATTGTAAAAAAGTATATAATAAAAGACGATGATGATGATGATGAAAATGAATATCATAAAATAATAAAAAATATAAATTTACCAAATGGTGTTTTTATTTTTAATTTAACTGATGCAATTATATTAAAAAAGGATGAAACGGAACCATGGGATATGGTTTTTAGTAATAGAAAGTTGCCAAAAAAATATTGTGGTAAAAAATTTATTCCGATATTTAGTTCAAGTGGTCATGTTGATTATTGGGATATTCCGATGCCAACGTATGATGATTTATTTTATGTATTAAAAATAAATTTGAATTTTAATCTGGATAAAATTAATACGGATTGGAAAAAGAAAAATATAAACAAGGCAATTTTTAGAGGTTCTCCAACTGGTTGTGGGTATACAATAGACACAAATACGAGATTAAAAATTACTACTTTTGATTCTCCTTTTTTAGATGTGGGAATAACTTCAAAAAATATAAAATCGATAAATTCAATATCGATACGATTTGATCCAGTTTATGGATTAGGAATGTTGAATACAAATATTAAGCCATCATCTTTTATTACAATGGAAAATCAATCATTTTATAAATATATAATTTATATTGACGGAAATGTTCATGCTTATCGTTTATTAACAATATTATCTTTAGGTTCAGTTGTTTTAAGAGTAATGTCAAAATATACGTCATGGATTGATACAATTTTAAAGCCAAATATTCATTATTTGCCAATTGCATCTGATTTGTCTAATTTATTGGATGTAGTAAATTGGTGTAATAATAATGATGTAAAATGTAAAAAAATTGCCAATAATGGAATGAAATTTGCAAAAAAGGTATTAACATATGAATATATTTCTTTTACATTTCATGATTTATTTTGGCAATGTATTGATCCGATATTTATAAATAAAAATGGAAAAAGATGTCCAAAGGGATATAAAAAGAATGATAATGATGAATCATTATGTGTAAAAAAAATTATCTAGTATATTTTCCCATTTTTGAAAAGGAATCAACAATAAAAATGATAAATATTCCCAAGAAGCTGTATAAAACAACTTCTTCAATAACATGTCCAGTTTTTTCATCTTTTGATTCTTCCAATAAATGAATTAAATAATTTAATTTATTTTCAATAATATTTTCAGAAGAATTATAATTTATTGATTCATTATTAATTGGTGGAATAGGTGATGATTGTGTTATTTTATTTAATGAATAGGGTGATGAGTCTAATAAAGTAGAAACATATTGGTTATTTTTATGATAATTTGTAAATGCGTCAACATTTTTTTTTCTAATTGGTTTTTTTAAATCAATTTCTTCTTCGTCTGATGATGAAGAATTTAAATCATTATTTTCTTCATGAATTTTATTTAACATGGTGTTTATTTTATTTATATTTTTTTTATTTTTTTTTGGATTATTACTATTATCGTCATCAGTCGGTAATAAAGAGGCATATTGTAAAATATTTGAATTCATATATTTACATAAATATATAGATTTTATATTTTCTTATTATATATGAATATTTTGTTTGTTTTTTTTATTATTCTAGTAATTATTTCATTATGTCCGGAATTAATTAATAATTTATATCAAAATGTATTTGGTAGATTAATAATGTTATTATTACTTTTGTATATTGCTAAAAAAAATATTATATTTGCAATAATTTTATTAGTAATATCATTATGGATAATTCAATCTTTTGAAAATCCGTTTCCTTATTTGGAAAATTTTGAGACAAAAAAAGAATATGATGGGATTGATTTAGAAACTGTTAAATCATCCATGATGCCGGTATCATCAAAAACGATACCAGTGTCAAAATATGGGTCAAGTGATGATGTGGAACCAAATTATATGGAACAAAAAATTACAAAAAAAAAGTAAATTAGGAATTAAGATACCATCTTAAAGATAAATAATCGGAAGTTTTATCAGATGTTGGTAAAGTGGACGTTCCAGAAGAACTAATGGTTGTATTTGGTCCTTTTGAAACAAGAGATTGAATATCATTGATTCCAAGAGCATAATTATAATAAAAAAGATTTGAAATATATCCATTAAATCCGCCATTTAGTGCTACATTAATATCACCATAATTTTGTTTTGGAACTCCTTGTAACAAATGGCTTTTTGTTATTATTCCATTGATATAAATATTTAATTCATTATTTTTGCAAATAATGATAACAGAAACCCATTTATTGAGTGGAATATCAGGTATAATTATATTTTCATTAATAACATCATAAGTATTCATTAATACTAATAATTTATTTTGATTTGGCAAGATATAAAGTCCCGGAGCATTATTTGGTTCATTTAGTCCATTACCGGAAATATTTTGATTTCCTTTATTAAAAATATGTTGGTATGTTGTTCCGATTTCGGAAATAAATAACCAAATGGTCCAAGTGAATTCAATTCCATCATTTTGGTTATCCGATTTATAAATTGGAATAGAACCAGATAAAGATGGATTTTGTGGAAAAATAATTGTATTATTTTTTGCATTAATCATTCCATAAATTATTTTTGGAGAAGTTGTTTTTGTTATTAATAAAGATAACCAATAAATAGTTAAATGTAATATAATATAAAAGGAAAATATAACTAATAAAAGAAATGATATTTTTGAAATAAAGGAATTTGAGTCAAGAAAACTTGCGACTTTGGAGTTTTTTGTGGAATCAATAACAGAATTTGTGGAATCAATGACTGATTTTGTGGCATCATTTGCTATTTTAACAGCAGAATTAGTAGCAGATGAAATAGATTTTGCGACATTATCAATAATATTATCATCTTTTGTTGAAACTGACGTGGTTGTTTCCATATACTATAATTTTAAAAATATAATTTAAAAAAAAAATAGGATTAATAAATAATGGAACAAGATAATTTTAAAATGAATGTGATAAAAAGGGATGGAAAAATTGAGTCAGTATCATTTGATAAAATATTGGCAAGAATAAAATCAATATCATCAGATTTATTAAATATTGAAATAAAACAATTGGTATTTAAAATATCGGAACAATTATACGATAATATATTGACATCAAAAATAGATGAATTAACTGCACAACAATCAATAACAATGTGCACAATACATTATGAGTATTCAATTTTGGCAAGTAGAATAATGCATTCAAATTATCATAAAAATACGGAGAATGAATTTAGCAAGGTAATGAAAAATTTATATGAAAATGGTTTATTATCGGATAAATTTTATGATTATGTATTAAAATATGGGGATATATTGGATGGATGGATAGATTATAAAAGAGATTTATTGATTGATTATTTTGGATTCAAGACATTGGAGAAATCATATTTATTAAAGGTGAATGGAGTTCCAGTGGAAAGGATTCAACATTTATGGATGCGTGTGGCATTATCAATACATTGTAATGAATATTTTGACGATTTAAGTTTGGTAAAAGATTCGTATGATTTATTATCACAAAAATATTTTATACATGCATCTCCGACTTTATTTAATTGTGGAACAAAATTTGGTCAATTGAGTTCATGTTTTTTATTGGGTATGGAAGATGATTCATTGGATGGTATATATTCAACTTTGACGGATTGTGCAAAAATATCAAAATGGTCTGGTGGGATAGGTATACATGTTCATAATATTCGTGGAAAAAATAGTAAAATAAATGGGACAGGTGGATTATCAACTGGTTTGGTTCCAATGTTGCAAGTATTTAATTCAACGGCAAGATTTGTAAATCAGGGAGGAAAAAGAAATGGAAGTATTGCGATATATTTGGAACCATGGCATTCAGATATTGACGATTTTTTAGAAATGAAGAAAAATCATGGGGATGAGGAATCAAAGGCAAGAGATTTATTTTATGCATTATGGATTCCAGATTTATTTATGAAAAGAGTTGAAGAAAATAAAATGTGGTCATTATTTAGTCCATCTGATGTTATTGGATTAGACAATGTTTATGGAAAAGAATTTGAATTATTGTATGAGTCCTATGAATTAAAAAAAGTTTATAAAAAACAAGTAAAAGCACAGGAATTATGGTATAATATAATGAAGTCACAAATTGAGACTGGTGTTCCATATATTTGTTTTAAAGATTCGGTGAATAATAAATCAAATCAGTCAAATATTGGAACAATAAAATCGTCAAATTTATGTGCAGAAATATGTGAATATTCGGATAAAAATGAGACAGCAGTTTGTAATTTAGCGAGTATTGGATTGCCGTCATTTGTTAAAAATGGGATATTTGACTATGAATTATTAGGAAAAATAGTTGAAACAATTGTTTTAAATTTAAATAGGATAATTGACATTAATTATTATCCGACGGAGAAAACAAAAACAAGTAATTTAAGAAATCGTCCGATAGGGATAGGAGTTCAAGGATTAGCGGATGTATTTTTGTTGATGGATATTCCTTTTGAAAGTGATGATGCAAAAATAATAAATAGAAAAATATTTGAGACAATTTATTATTATGCATTGAAAAAAAGTAATGAAATGGCAAAAGATATTTATATGAATGAAAAAAAGTGGTCAAATGTTGAAAATCAGTATTTGGGTGCATATGAAACATTTAATGGATCTCATTTGTCAAAAGGTGTTTTGCAATTTGATTTATGGGGTGGAAAACAGAGTCTTTTGATGAATTTTAATTGGAATGAATTAAAATCGGAAATTATAAAATATGGGGCAAGGAATTCATTATTAGTTGCATTGATGCCGACTGCTAGCACATCTCAAATATTGGGATTTAATGAATGTTTTGAGCCATTTACTTCAAATATTTACAAAAGGGGAACAATGGCGGGTGAATTTACGATATATAATAAATATTTGATGAAGGAATTGATTGATTTGGGTATATGGAATTTAAATATAAAAAATCAAATTATAAAAAATCAGGGAAGTATTCAAAATTTAGAAATGATACCGAAAAATATTCGTGACAAATACAAGACAGTTTGGGAAATATCGCCAAAATTTTTGTTGGATATGAGTATTGAAAGAGGTCCATTTATTTGTCAAAGTCAGAGTTTAAATATTTGGATTGATAATCCAGAATATGGAATATTAAATAAAATATTATTTTATGGTTGGAAAAATGGACTAAAAACTGGATTATATTATTTAAGAAGAAAAGCAAAACATCAAACACAACAATTTACAATTGAACCAGAATGTCAAATGTGTAGTGCATAATAATAATAATATTTATTTATTATATGTCATCACGTCGTAAAACAAGTGCGTCAAAACGTTCATCAAATGGGACAATTGATAGAGTATGGAAAGATGTTGGAGAAAAGGTTGATTCAAAAAATATTCCAAAAAGTGAAAAAGTAAAAGAAAGAATAAAATATAGAAAAAGATTAAATATTGCAAAAAAAGAATTATGTATTGAAAGATATAATGATATGATTAAATCATATAATAGAATGACATCGGCATTTGGTAATTTATATACATTATATGTAAATAATAAACATGATGTAAATAAGAATAATTTTTATAAGGAAGCATATAAAATAAATAGTGAATTATTTGAAACATATAAGGAATATTTCAATAAATTTGACAAATATTATAATGAGATATGTGATGATGATTATGAGTTGAATGAAGAAGCAAAAGATATTGTTGGTCAGTATAGGAATTAATTTTTTTGTGAGAATTGTGATGCCATTTTACTTAATTTGCCTAAATCGAATCCTTTCAACATTTCTTTTGCATTATTTAATACTGGCATCATTCCCTTCATGGAATCAAACAATTCTTTTTGATTTTTCATTAATTTTTGTGTGTCATTGGTTAAATTTTGTATTCCATCTTTTCCGAGTATTTTATCTAAATTGGAATAAGCGGATTCAAGTGTTGATGCGTAATCGATTCTATAATTATTCTTTTTTTTTCCGGAAAATGGTTCACTTTTACTTATTTCATTTGTTTCAAGGGAATTTAATAAAGATGTGTCGGTTTCATCTGGATCATTTTCAATGGCATCAACTGGATTTATTTCGACATTTCTTTTTTTTTTTTCAAATCCTTCTTTTATCCAATATGACAAATTATTGTATAAAATAGACGCAATTATTCCAGATAATAATACGATAATCATATTATCTGAAAAATGATGTGCCAATAATCCTACTAATATGAAAAAAATAATGGAACTTATATTGTTATTTGAAATATAATAAAGTATTTGTAAAATAGAAAGAATAGAAACAACATATAAAGTATTTTTTTTTTTTAAAAGTTCTTTAAATTGTTTCATTATATATTATAATTTAAAAAAAATGTAAATATATTATTAAATGAATAAATTTAATGGTATTGAAGAACAAAAACTGGAATTATTTAGGAATAAATTATTATTAAATGATTACAATGATTTTTTGGAAAAATTATATAATTACAAATATATAGAAAATATAAATGACATTAAATTAGGTAGATATATTCGTTGGATATCTTTATTAAATGACGAATTAAAATTAACATCTGGTGGATTTTGTTGTTCAATAATATTAAATGAAAAGGAAACAAAAATATTTTGTAAAAACGTAATGAATGAAACATTTTGTTGTATTTTTGATTCTTCATTAGTTTTTCAAAAATTTAGTAAACAAGAAATAATTATTAGAAAAATCATTATTGATATTAATTCTTAATATTTTTACCTATATAATGAAAAACCGTAATAATTATTTGGATTTTTGTATACATCAAAAGGATGATTTATAAAGTGTCTTCCTGAATAATAATTTCCTGTTGATGTATTACTTTGATTAAACCTATATGAACGAACAAAACTTCCTTTTGTTGCGCCACCTCCGGCAGTCAAAGAAATTTGTGTTTGTCCAGCATTTGAACTTGGAAGAGTGCCGGGATAACCGTCATAGGTTCCAAGTCTTGTAGTTGTTCTTGACAATCTTTTTGCATTTATTCCTCCTGAGCCACCTGTCATTATATAATGTAACTTTATTTTTATTTTTTTGTCGATATAATTTCGGGTATTAATTTTATGTTTTGTAATTGTAAATAATGTAATATATGATACGGCAATATTGCAATATCATTCATAATTGGACAATATGAAAAAGATGAAATACTTGAAATATTATCGATAAAACGAAATGAATAATACCAAAAATTGGGAATAAATAATACATCATCCTTTTTTAATTTTAGTTTTATAGTCTGACATTTTATTTCATTTGACGGCGATAATATACCTCCATTCATATTTATATAGTCAAATTTTCTCTCTTTTTTTGGAATATTTGTATAAGGAGTGAGTATTACATCAACTATTCCTTCTGTTATAATAAAATAGTTGTAATAATTTAATGAATATTTAAATGGAGTTTCGGATAATCCAAATATAATGTCATAAGTTGTGGTTGAACAATTTAAAATTGGTTTAAAAATAGTATCATTTTCTTTAAATATTTTATAAATATCTGGAGTATTTATGATAAAGTCATTATTATTGGAACTAATTTTTTTTTCTTTTTCAATATATTTATGGATAATTTTCAATGGTAATTTTATTTTATCATTGATTGAAAAAGGATAATTATTAAATGATTCATTTTTTAGTAAATAAGAAATACAAGTATAATTGGTTAAATTTGATTCTTTTGGTAATTTAAATAATAAAGGTGTTTTGAATCTTAATAATGAATCATTTAATTCATTTATTTCAAATATTTCAAGATTTGGATTTATTTTGTAGAAATATATTATATTTAAATAAAAATATAATACAAAAATAAAAATAAATATTATTAAATACATATATTTTTTATTTCATTTTCATTTTTTATAAAAAACGCATTATGTATTTTATAAAATATATATAAACATAATATTTGGTTAATATAAAAATATGCCAATACTACCCAAAAAAATTGTTACACTTGATTCAAAACACAATGAATTTATGGAAGAATTTCAAAGAAATAAGACAGAAGTTTTTCCGTATATTAAAAATAAAATTAATGATTATGAAATAAAAAAAAATGCAAATATAAATAATTCATTAATTGTCAAAGAATGTGATGACCATATTAATAAATTAAATGAAATAATTAATTCTTTAAAAAAAAAAGAAATTGATTATTATTTAAATAATGGAAATATTATTTATAATTTTTATAAACAAAAACAAAATATTGATAAAAACAAGACATTTTTAGTTACTAAAAAAACAAATGATTTACAGAGTAATATTAATAAATATTTGTTAAATACTGATAATAAACAATTAAATATGGATAATTTTGTTTATTCAAAATTTGAATGTAATAATTGTAATCACGGAGAATTAATACAAATCGAAGAAGATGGTAATTTTGTTTGTAATAATTGTGGATTTACAGAAACAAGTCTTGTAACAAATGATAAAACATACAAGGAACCTCCAAAAGAAATATCATACTATGCATATCAAAAAATAAATCATTTTAAAGAAATAATTGCACAATTTCAGGGAAAAGAAACAATAAAAATTGATGAAAATATTGTAACTATTATAAAAAATCAGGTAAAAAAAGAAAGAATTTCATTGGAAAATTTGGATAATTATGAGTTAATGAAAAATATATTGAGAAAACTAAAATTAAGTCAATATTATGAACATATTTTTTTTATTTTATCTTTATTTGGCATAAAACCACCCTATTTTTCACATATTGAAGAAGAAAAATTAATTAATGCATTTATTGATATACAACCTTATTTTCATAAACATTGTCCCATTGAACGTTCCAATTTTTTAAATTATTACAACGTATTGTATCATTTATGTTTACATATTGGAGTCGTTAAATATTTATATAAAATTCCTAAATTAAAAGACCATACAAAATTATTGCAACATGATGAAATAATGAAAAATATTTTTAATGATTTAGGATGGAAATTTACTCCAACTATTTAATTAATTATATAATATATGATTCTTGATAAATTTAAAATAAAACCAGAAAGAAAAAAAAATATTATATTTAACCCAATTGTTCCAAATACCAATTTTAATTCTCAAGATTTTTTTAAAAAATTCAAAGAACATTATTCTATTAATAAAGATATACCAAAAGAAAAAGAAAATGATGAAATAATAATTAAAAAAAAGAAAATAATACCAGAAGAAAATGAAAATGATGAAATAATAATTAAAAAAAAGAAAATAATACCAGAAGAAAATGAAAATGATGAAATAATAATTAAAAAAAAGAAAATAATACCAGAAGAAAATGAAAATGAAAAAGAAAAAGAAAATGAAAAAGAAAAAGAAAAAGAAAAAATAGTAAAAAAAAAAAGGATAATTGCAAAGGATGAGATAAGTTTGGAAAGATTTTATAAACAAGATAAATTAACAATAAAATTGCCGTATTATTATACAAATAATCGGGAATATTTTATTGAATTTGTAAATAATACATTATTAAAAGAATATAAAAATTCGGTATCAAATGATGAATCAAACAATATAAGTTGTGATACAATATTAAATTCAAATGATGAATCATTTTCTTTATTAACACATCAAAAAATTGTAAGAGATTATATAAATTTATACACTCCATATAGAGGATTATTATTATTTCATGGGCTTGGATCAGGAAAAACGTGCACATCAATAGCAATAGCAGAAGGATTAAAATCAGAAAAACAAATAATAATATTAACTCCAGCATCACTTCAAAAAAATTATATGGAAGAATTAAAAAAATGTGGTGATGTATTGTATAAACAAGATCAATATTGGGAATGGGTTGAAGTAAATACAATAAGTCAAGCAGAATCATTACAAAAAATTATTCATTTGGACGCAGATGTTATTTATAGAAAAAAGGGATGTTGGTTGGTTAATATAAAAAAAAAGAGTAATTTTAATGATTTATCAGATAAGGATAAAACATCAATAACGGAGCAAATAAATAAAATGATTGAAAATAAATACATATTTATTAATTATAATGGATTGCGTGAAAATAAATTTAAAAAACTAACAAATAATTATACGGTTAATATATTTGATAATTCGGTGGTAATAATAGATGAGGCACACAATTTGATAAGTTGGATAGTTAATAAAATAAATAATTCAAAAAATTTCAAAAGATCGGATTTACCGGGACCATTATCATTAAAAATTTACGAATATTTATTAAAGGCGGTTAATTCAAGAATTGTTTTATTAAGTGGAACACCGATAATAAATTATCCAAATGAGATTGGTATATTGTTTAATATTTTGAGGGGATATATAAAAACATGGAAATTAAAATGTTCAATTGGATATGATAAAAAATACGATAATAATTATATTGTAAATCATATTGGAAAAAATATTGGATTTTCTGATTATATATTTTATTCACCTTTAAAAAAAGAAATAACAATAACATTTAATCCTTTTTCTTTTGAAAATAATTGGAAAAATGGTGAATATAATGGAGTGAGTTTATCAAAAGAAATGATGGATGATTCGGAAAAAATAAATAAGTTGAAGGAATATTTAGAAAAAATTGGAATAATAGTTGATAAAGTTTCTGTTGAAAATAATGTTGCATTGCCAGATAAATTGGAAGATATGACAAATCATTTTATAAATGTAGGATCATTAAAAAATAGTGAGCAATTTAAAAAAAGAATAATTGGATTAACATCTTATTTTAGAAGTGCCCAAGAAGAATTATTACCTAAATACGATAAATCAAAGGATTTTCATGTTGAAGAAATAATTATGAGTAATTATCAATTTTCAGAATATGAAATTGCAAGAAATAAAGAACGCGGATTGGAAAAAGATGGCCAAAAAAATAATGAAAAAAAAGTAGACATTAATGGTCTTTATATCAAATCAGCATCTTATTATAAAATATTTTCAAGATTAGCATGTAATTTTGTTTTTCCAAATCCACCAGGAAAACCAAATATTAATGACGAAGATATTGAAATTCAACAAAAAATATTGGATGAAGAAAATGAAGATGAAGATGAAGATGAAAATGAACATGAAGATGATGATGAAAATGAAAATAAAGAAAAACATGATAAAAAAAGGGAATATGAGAATAAAATAAAAACTGTTTTGGAATATTTTAAAAATAATCCAGATTTATTAAGGCCAGATGAATTAAAAACATATAGTCCAAAATTTTTAAGAATATTAATTGACATACAAAATTCAAAAGGATTAAATTTAGTTTATTCCGTTTTTAGAACTTTGGAAGGAATCGGATTATTTTCTCTTGTATTGGAAGCAAATGGCTTTGTTCAATTTAAAATAAAAAAAACAAATGATAAAGGTTGGATAATTGATATGAAACATGAAGATATTGGCAAACCAGCTTATGCATTATATACCGGTGTTGAAAAAACGGATGAAAAAGAAATAATTAGAAATATTTATAACGGAGATTGGAAAAATTTATCAGAATCAATAAAAACAACATTGTATAAAATATCCAAAAACAATAATTTTGGTGAAATTATTAAAGTATTTATGATTTCTGCTTCGGGATCCGAAGGAATTAATTTAAGAAATACAAGATTTGTTCGCATTATGGAACCGTATTGGCAACCAGTTCGTATCGAACAAGTAATTGGACGTGCAAGACGTATTTGTAGTCATAGTCAATTACCGAAACAATATCAAACAGTTGAAGTTTATATTTATATAATGAAAATATCTAAAGAACAATTAAAAGATCCCGAAAGAGCAATATTATTGAAACAATATGATACAAGTAAATTAAATAAAAATGAAGTATTTACTTCCGATCAATTACTTTATGAAATTTCGTCAATTAAAGAAAAAATTAATTTTGAAATATTAAAAGCAATCAAAGAAACTTCCATTGATTGTTCAATTTATGCCAAATCAAATAAAAAAGAAGGACTTGTATGTTTAAATGTTGGTCATGAAAAAAATGCAGATTACATGTATAATCCTAATTTATCAGATGACACAGAAGATAAAATTAATATTATAAACAAAAAAAAAGAAGAACATATTTTTCAAAAAATTGTTTATAAAAAAATTGATTACATGTTGGATACTAAAACACAAATTATTTATGATTATGATGAATATAAAAATGACAATAAAGTTAGATTAGGAAAATTGGAAAATATATCAGGAAAATATAAAATTATTTTTGATTAATTATCCCCTTCCAATCTTTTTTATTCTATATTACTAATAACATTATATAAAATTAAATATATAATTTTATTTCTATTTTTTTATATAATGAAAAAAATAACCAATTGTTTTGGAATGACATCAACCGCCGATATTGTAAGAAATAATAATACTGGAGAATATTACATTGGAAATATATATAAAGATCGTAAAGATGATTGGAATTTAGATGAATATCATTATAATGTTTTCAATAAACCTAAACCAAAATAAAACAAAATGAAAAAATTATCTAATTCTGAATTAATTTCCGGATCAAACTCAATACCCATTGTAATATGCAATCACCCCTAAACCATATTTATTAAAAAAATAAAAAATAATCTTTTTACTTTTTTATTCTTTTTTTACATTTTCACATTTTTCACATTTTTACTCTTTTTTGGCCTACGGCATTATCCGAACCTTGGCAAAATTTATGCCAAGAATGTGCCTCCGGCACTGGTGTTGCATCAAATCTGCCACAAACTTGATACTTATTTTATTGAATATTTTTTATTCTTTTTTACATTTTTATTCTTTTTTTACATTTTTATTCTTTTTTACATTTTTATTCTTTTTTACATTTTTATTCTTTTTTACATTTTTATTCTTTTTTACATTTTTTATTCTTTTTTTACATTTTTATTCTTTTTTTACATTTTTATTCTTTTTTTACATTTTTTATTCTTTTTTTACTTTTTTTTTTTTTTTTTATA